GGCGGAGTATTTTTGGGACGAACCCAGTAATAAAAACCCTTAACGATAGACTCACGTTCCAAGGGTCCGACCACACCTAGCTCTGGGTGATCTTCGAATGCTCGCTTCAAAAAAGAAATATCAGCGAGAGACTGATACGGAACAGAATCCGCTTCTTTATCAGCCATAGTATATTTAATACCCCACGCAGCCAATACAGATTGAATCTCTGTATGGTTATACATGGGAATACTGTCATCTACCCCCAACACATTATCATCTCCATATGTGGCAAGTCTTGCGAACTGCCTAAAATTACTTTGAGACAAGTGTGGGTAGTGAGTATCCATAATTTGGAAATACGTCATTCGCATTAAAAGAGAATTTACGATGCTATTAATCTCTACAGTAAGTGGCTGCCCAGATGGTTGTCCATTTGCAGCCTCAAGAACATGTCCTTGCCATAAAAGTACTGGCGAGACAACTGAAGAAAGCGCACCGCGCAAAAATTGGAGGTCGGACTCATCCATCCCTCCACGTCTGGCAATTTCCACCAGAATATAGGCAGCCTTATCCAAAAGTGCCTTGGGTAATTGAGTATCATACCCAGAAAAATCTCCACAAAGGAAATTCTTGTATTGGCCATCTCGTGTGAGGAAATCCCTCAACTGCTTCCATTCTACACCTTGCGGTGATAGGCCAACGAAGCACTCAGCGTGCTCTTTATTACTTCTCAGAACATGCTTTAGCGGAATAATACCGCGAGTCATATTAATAAAAAAGATCATATCATTTCCGTAGAACGATCGTGTCTTCTCCTGAGCTTTTTTCCAGGGTAGCAACTCATTAGCTTTAGAGCAGCGCTTAAAGGGGTCAAATGTGCCCTTACCACTCCTCCACTGAGCTTCCTGGTTTTCTAAATCTTTATACATATAGGGGAGTAAAACTCTCTCATATTGAGGATCCCCATCTACAGTCATATCATAGTGAGTGGTCTTTTTTCCACCATAAATCCAACCAGCGGATGATGCATTATTTACACCGCGGACAATTCCAGTCCCATCACCTTTCAACGCCTGATCTACAGAACGCACAGAGAAAAATTTATCATCTTCCTTTCTCAAATCAGCAATAATACTGTTGAAATCTGTATGTCCTATCCCATCCAAGTAATCTTTCGAAGCTCGTTCGAGCAAATCCAGAGGTATATCAAATTTGGGATCATTCAATTTTATCAGGGTCGAATTAATTTGTTCGGTACCATTGACTTCAACCGGTGGTCGGCTTAATCTAGGTCCAAATGCTTCCTCTAACTTTGGATTAATGTTAGGGAAGTAAAAATTTTCGGCACGATCCATATAGAGAGATGCACCTTTATATATAGTTCCAATCTGGCAAAGGGGTGAAAGTGCTACCCCAATAGCATCAACTGCTCGTGTCGTGATTTCATCCTCAAATTCAAGTCCTTGAAGATTATTCTTAACAACGAAAGATTCCGGCTTAGGATGTGCCAAAAATGTTGTTGCTTGTTTTGCTAAAGCTTCGCGCCCATTAATTATCATGTCTTGGGTCACACGAAGCGCAAACCAGGTATTAGTACCAGTGCCAGCAATATGAACACCTAAAATACAATTAGAGTTCTTTGAAAGAACAGGGGAACCACACATCCCTGCTTCAGATTTTTCTAACTGCGAAACACAAGTATAGGAAGGATAATTAGAAAATCTTCCATGTTCAGCAGTCTTATAAGAATTTCCTGTAAAAGGAATACGGTCTGATAACCTGAGATCAATACGTTTAACAGAACCGTCGAATTGTTTGACTATCTCCACACCTGCACCCTGCATAGGTTGTTGCTCAATTGCAAGGTATTTGACAAGGCAATCTTGTCTTGGAAAATTGGCCAAATTGACCATACATAAATCAACAGGGTTACCCGAGCGGTCCTTTAATTGGACTAGATAATCCCGGGGCACATTCTTCATTTTATACGAAGATGTTCGTTTGGAGTAATCCGCACAGATTTCAATATCAAAGGTTCCCGATGCTGGAAAAGCATGAAATGGAGCAATAAGCTCCGATCCAGAAGGAATACCTCTCACAGTTACTGTGCCATGTGATCCTGTCACTTCGACTATTAATGTCTTTTTACTCACTTTAGACTCAAATTGTGTTCGAGTCATACAAGTAGCATCATGATGTACTACAGGTTTATAAAAAT